AACAAACTTTGCTTTGCTCTATTAGACGTTTTAGATGCACTAAAAGCCATCTCGCCAAAATTTTCTGCATATGCGTTTTTACCTATGGCTATTGCATTATCAGCATTTTTTTGTATTAGGTTTTTAAATCCTAATGCTACATTATTTATACCATTTGTAATTTTGTTGCCTATACCTAATGCAAAATTGCCATCACCTTTAAATAAATTACCCTTAGTTTTATTTTTATCGCTATCAGGTTTTATTGTAGTGTCATAGCAATAACATTTATTATTACGAAACTTAAAACCATATTCTAAGCAATCTTTTTCTGTACCATTAGTAGTGCTTGTACCTTTATCATCAATAAATAATACTTCACCATTTTCTATAATGCTAGATATTTTTCTCATATTCTAAGTAGTTCTACTTTTGCTAAATTATTTCTATCTGTATTATACTCTATCTTATTAACTCGATAGTGTTGGTCTTGTATTTTTACTAAATCACCAAAACTAAAGTTATAAATATCTGTTGGCTTTAAGTTAAATTCTGCTTTAAGTATTAAGCCATCTGTTATATTAAACTTCTCATTTATATAATCGAACCAAAAAAAGTTATATAAAGTTTTACTAGGTATATTAGCTAGTGTTGGTGTGTATATAGGATTTGTAAAACCAAATAACAAGCTATTATCACTTGTTTGCACTTGTGATAATGGTGGGTTTAAATCACTTGTACCCTCATATTGTGTACCATTATTTATAAATGTATAAGCAGCACCAAATGGTGTACCTGTTTCATCTTGCAAATTCAAACCTGTTGCAAAACCAACATCATTTTTAAATATTAATCTAGGCAAATTATCATAGGCTTCTAGTTCTTCGCCATTATCAGTAGCTATGTGTTGTAGATTTATATTACTATTGTCTAGTTGTTTAGTAAAAGGTGCTGCAAATACACTTAACTCTATTGTATTTACTACATCACTATCTACATCAAACTCTAATACTTGACTACCATACTCTGTATTGTGTGCTTTTTTATATTTTTCGTGATAGTAGTCATCGCTATCTTTTGCGTGTTTAAACTCTATTCTTTTAGGTATTTCAATAGGCTCTATTACAAACTCGTTTGTGTTTATTTTTTTTGTCCAATCTATTACATTGTTAGTTGCAAAAGTATAGTAAGGTTCTATCTTTAATAAATTGTTTTGTTTACTCTCTAAAGTTAAATTAAATGCAGTTACTACATCTTTAAGTATATCAGCTAACTTTATATCGCCTCTATTAGCTTTAATTATAATATCAGTTGGAACGTTTAATAAATTTAATGATAAACTAGCATCTGTATTAGCTATCATTAAATTTGCAAAAGGTGCTACCCATTTTAAAGTAACTGTATCGCCACTCGCTACAAATACACTACCTGTAAAAGTTTTTGTATCAAATGTTGGATTACCAGCACTTGTTGCTTCATTTATAAAGTGTTGCCCTAAATTTACATCATTAGCATACAATCTTAATACACCATATTGAAAATCACTTTCGTTAAATATTTTAACTGTATATTCAATATTTAAGTAACAATCGTAAGGAGCAGTAAATACGCTTGTATCGTGGTTAAAATTACTATTAGTATCACCACTTTCGTTTACAAAGTCTATTACTGTTGCATTATCTATACTACTTCCTATATTAGTTCCATTGTTTACACCTACACTATCTGTACCACTACCTACTGTTGCAGTAATTGTATCATCTTCAAAATCGCTACTATTATTGTTTATACCTATGTCAAAAAATATATCTTTAAAATAATCAGTTTCGAAAAAAGAACTATCGTAGCTAAAACCAGCATAATCAAATATCTTATCTATAATATATTTTAGGCTTATGTTTAATATATAGTTTTCTTGATAATTACGCATATATAAATTTTCAGCATCTACATATATTTGACCATTATTTATCAATGGGTAAAAAACTTTATCAGTAGTACCACCAGCACTTAATGCAGTCAATCCAACCCAACTAAATACAATATTACTTGTTGTATAATCGTGGTTTATATCTGTTAAGTCTAAATCGTTTATAGTGGCATCTGCAAGAGTTTCTATAATGTTAGCGACATCATTAAATAATACTACATTATATGTTATTTCTGTATCTTTATCTACAACATTTAAAAGCCTTAAAAAACCCTCTAGCACTAATACATCTTCGCTATACAAAAATGCTTTAACATTCTTATATACGTTAAAATTAGTTGTATATCTATCTACGTTGTAATAATGTTCAAAAAATTTATTGTTATTTTTAGTTGCTGGTAAGTTAAAATCTTTAGAGTATGATGCGTTTTTACTTTCAATATCTCTTACATCATCTACTTGTAATGTTAAATTTATATTTTCAGAACCAAAAGTATCTAACTCTTGCATTTGATTACTTCCTTGTTTTTGCACTACTAATCTTATCATAATCTTTGTACTCTTGTGTTATGACCTTTTTCTATTGTTATAATATACTGTTTTAACATATCGTTAGCAGTAGTTTGTTTTATATATTCTGTTTCATTTATTACAACAGGCTCAAATGTAGTACCTGTTTGCATATATACATCAGGACTTAAAAACAATTCTTCTAATATAGCTGCTTCATCTTCTCTTATAAAATCTGTATTAGCTTCTATGGTTTCTATTGCGTTTACATTAAATACTCTTGTACCACCATCATAAGTACCTTGCGTGTAGTAGTCAAAGTTGAAAAAATCGCCAATAGGTCTACTTGATAGATATGGTGTAGTACCATAGTTTTGTTTTATAGCAGTCTTATTTATTTGTGTTTTTCTTATAGACTTTTTAGTAAAGTTGTAGTAATCCCAAGCACCTAAACTATTTAAAAAAGCTAATCTAATAGTTTCAAAGCCTTTACAATCTGCATCTTGTATATCAAATCTATAATTAGGACTTACTGCACTAGTTCCATTGTATGCTCGCACATAATATCCTACTACGTTAGTAAGGTCAATACCTAATTGTGCTAATTGTGCAGTACCACAACCAAAGTATAATAAACCCTCGTTTGTATTATCTCCACCATTAAGTGTAGCAGAAATGATAGAACCAAATGGCGCACCACCATTAAGTGATGTGTTATCTACATAATTTATTGAAGTTATATTATTATCACTATCAAATGGATTTATTTGTATTCTAGTTACTTCGCTATGATAACTTGCATCTTTAGATATTTTGCCATTTAAAAAAGCTAATGTGTGATACTGACCTAATTGTATTTTTTGCCCATTTGCAACATCATATACATCTGCTAACTTAGACAAAAATTTACTTGTAGAAGCATTATTTAGTATATAATCACTAAAATCTTGTGTACTATAACCAGCATTGTGTTGTAATACTGAATTAAAAAATAGAAAATCAACATTTGTGCTTATAGATAGTTGTTGTATAGTTGTACCACTACTGTTAATGTACTCAAAACCACCTAAACAAGTACAATGTTTTAAGTTGTTTCTATTTCTAGCATATTCATCTATCTGATGTATAGAGTGATTGCTATCTAACATACTATTATTATTAAATGAACTATTAATAGCGTTTAAATCATATCCACTTTTATCAGTTTCTGTATAGTCTTGTAAAATAGATGATATTCTAAATATTGCTTTATCATTACTATCAACAGGAGCTTTAAGTGTTGCTACTGTTTCAGCATTAATTGTTACTTTACAAATGTATTTAACATTTAATATAGTACCAGCAACTTGTTGTGCTAATATAAGTGGTGATATACCCTCTGCATATATTACTATATCTGAATAAGCTGGTGCAATTATTTTTGCGTTGCCTTGCATTGTTGTTCTTAATATTACTGCCATTATTCTATCTCTTTACTTACAAATTTTAAAAATTGTTGTGTGTCTTGTGCGTATGCTTTAATAAAGTCTTTAGGTAAATCTTTATATGCTACATTAAAAGCATCAGTAAAGAAATTGCTAGGCTTAACACCATATAACTTAATATTCCTAGCTATACTATATATTAAACTTTTACGTGGTATAAATCTACCTTTTTTATCTCTTACACCTTGTATGCCTTTGCGTACTGCCCATTTGTCTATTACATTAGATGGTGGTTGCTTGTTAGAGTATTTATAAGGAGAGTTAGGTGCTTTAGCACTTGATTTACTACCCTTAACACCTTTATCTACAAACTTAGCGTAACCCTCTGCTACAAAAGACATA